AAATAACGGATTAGGAGAAGCAGCACTGATTGTGATCAACGACTTTGGCGAAGAGAACATGCCAGGCTTGTTTATCAGCGAACCAATACGCAAAGGTCATGTGCGCAAGTTCCGCAAAGGATTTAACACAACACACAGCAGCAAAGTCAGTGCTTGTGCTAGGCTTAAAGTAATGGTTGAAAACGATCAGTTGACTATCAAGAGTAAACCACTTATCAGTGAGCTCAAAGCATACATTGCAACAGGCAGTAGTTATCAAGCAAAACCAGGTGCAACAGACGACTTAGTTAGTGCATTGATACTTGCACTAAGAATGATTGCAGTTATGAAAGATTGGGATCCTGCAATTTACAACAGCTTTGTACAAATAGACAACGAAATGGAAGATTACGAAGCACCTATGCCTATTTTTATAAGCAGCAACTTTTAGATAAATAACTATATGAAGAAACTAGATCAAATATCATCAGACTTGTTTAACAAGATTAGAGGACGTTTTGAAAACGTTACCATTGGCGACCAAAATGGAAAAGTAACTAATGTACCAGAAGATGCACGTTACTTTGATTTTGCTTATCTAGCAGATGGCGTCGACTTGGGTAAAGTTAGTGTTGCGTTAGATGCAGAGCACGGTCTTAGCGTAATTGTTGGTAGAGATTTAGTACAAGGTCAAATGGAAGACGTACAAGACGGCTGGTATAACTTTTTAAAAGAATTACGTGTATTTGCCAAAAAACGTATGATGAAATTTGAAGTAAGAGATATTAATAAAAGCAACTTAAACAAAAGAGATTACGAATTCTTAGCTCAGAACCGCAACGGAGAAAATACAATGGCCGAGTCAAAAATGTATGGAAACGATCGTACAAGTTTCCAAAAAGTAGGCAAAGCAAAAATAGCAATCAAGCATAGTGCGCCTATTAATGTAGAAAGTGCAAGCAGTCGCACTGGCAAAATTGCAAAGATTTTTATTGAAACACCCGAAGGTGAAAAATTTAGATTTCCATACAAGCATCTAGCAGGTGCAAGAGCAATGGCTCGTCACGTTGCAGAAGGCGGACATGCATACGACGACTTTGGCAAATATATTACTAGCCTAAGTGAAGAAATGCAAAAAATTCGCAAGTTAAACACATACATGGGTCGCAGTGCTGTAATGGCAGAAACACTGGATCAGTACAGTGATATACTAAAAGGTAGAGTTTCCGAAGTACGTAAGGAAATTGCAAATTTACAAAAACCTGCATATTATGCAGAAGCAGTTGCTAATTTTGTAGCAGCAGAAGCAGTTGAAGTTCCAGATGAAGTTGCGGAGAACTGGATTGATCAACTTACAATTAAACAATTCAACGAAGAATTAAAAGATGTATTTCCATATGTTTACAAATTAATTGGAGAGGCAACCAAAGCAGAAGAATTAGGCCCAGACGACTTATTAGACGAATCAGGACTACAGTATTATACAGGCGTTAAAAAGCACGGTAAAGAATACATGAAAAAGGCTGCACAAGCAGGACGTGAGGGCGCAAGCCAAGAAGAATTAGGCCGTCTAAAAGACAAATACAGTAAAGCAGCAAAAGAATCTATTGACGATATGTTAGAAGCAGCAATTGATCAATTAATGGGTCAGTTTAGAGAATCAGAAGGCGAAGGCGTTGAAATAACCGACGAGTTATGGGACAAAATTGTTGCACGTAAACAAGAACTTATGGGACCAGATGAAGATGAAATGGAACCAGAAGATGCACAAGATCAAGCAGCAGAAGAAATGGGTGTTGATCCAGAAGAACTAAATGATTGGTTAGAAGCAAAGTTTGATGAAGGCAATGCATATGCTAAAGCAGTGCGTCAGGCTAAGATGGACGGTAAGAAAAAAGGCGACAAAGTAAAAGGTCCAGACGGTGACAAAATTACACTAGAAAAAGAAAAAACACCAATCGGTGAGTTCATTCTATCTTACTTTGATAGAGAAAACGGAACTTTCCCAAAAGGCGAAACAGCAGTTCTTACTATGGTAGAAAAAGATTACGGCGAACAATATGTTGAACCGGCTGCTAGATTTATTCAAAAAGTAGAATCAATGGTAGCAGAGCGCAACGCTAAACAAGTAGAGATGAGTCGCTATCCAGAAACAGATAGAATTAAAGCGTTAGCCGGTTTAAATTAATCGGCTAACAATTTGATAATTTTGTCAAAAATATAGTTGACAAGATAAATAACTTTGTGTAGTATTATAACTGTGCTACACATTATTAGGCACAAAGCACATAGGCAAAACACAGGAGGCAATACTATGGCATCATTAGCAGAAATTCGAGCAAAGCTCGCAGAACAAGAAAATCGTACAGGTGGTAATACTAACACTGGTGGCGGTGACAACGCAATTTACCCATTTTGGAATATGAAAGAAGGCGAACAGGCAACCCTGCGTTTCCTTCCTGATGGCAACCCAGATAACACATTTTTCTGGGTAGAACGTTTGATGATTAAACTTCCATTTAGTGGTGTAAAAGGAGACACAAGTTCACGTCCAGTTGTTGTAAATGTTCCATGTATGGAAATGTACGGCGAATCTTGTCCAATCCTACAAGAAGTACGTGGTTGGTTTAAAGATCCAAGTCTTGAAGATATGGGTCGTAAGTATTGGAAAAAACGTTCATACATTTTCCAGGGTTTTGTTGTAGATGATCCATTAAAAGAAGATGCGCAGCCAGAGAATCCGATTCGTCGATTTATTATTGGCCCACAAATCTTCCAACTAATCAAAGCAGCACTTATGGACCCAGATATGGAAGAACTACCAACAGACTATACTGCTGGTGTAGATTTCCGTTTATCAAAAGGTTCTAAAGGTGGTTATGCAGACTACGGCGCAAGTAATTGGGCTCGTCGTGAGCGTCCACTGGGTGATGCAGAGATGGCAGCAGTTAACACACATGGCTTGTTTAACATGTCAGATTTCCTTCCTAAAAAGCCAGACGAAACCGCAGTAAAAGTTCTTACAGAAATGTTTGAAGCAAGTGTGGATGGCGAAGCATACGATCCAGATCGTTGGAGCCAATACTTCCGTCCAGCAGGTATGGCAGCACGTACAGGTGATCCAAACAATCGTCCTGCACCAACAGCAGCACCTGCTCCAGTAGCGGAAGCAGCACCAGTTGCTGAAACTGTAAACGACACTGGTTGGCAAGATCCAGCACCTGCTCCAGCAGCACAACCTGAACCGGCAGCAGCACCAGCAGAAAATGGTGGTGGCGCACAAGACATTCTTGCAATGATCAGAGCACGTCAAGGACAGTAAGAGCAAGTAAATGAGCTTGCTTTTAAACAGAGCAAGCTCTAACCCTTGCCCAGCTTTTTAGAATAGGAGATATACATGGCTACTAAGGCATTCGATCCCTCAAAGTTTCGAAACTCATTAACAAAATCTATTAAAGGTATGAGTGCAGGCTTTAATGATCCACAAGATTGGATCAGCACAGGCAACTATGCACTTAACTATCTACTAAGTGGCGACTTCCGCAAAGGTATTCCACTTGGTAAAGTAAGCGTGTTTGCTGGAGAATCTGGCGCAGGTAAGTCTTACATTGTGTCTGGCAATATTGTTAAGTCAGCACAAGAACAAGGCATCTTTGTTGTGCTAATTGACAGCGAAAACGCTCTTGACGAATCGTGGCTACACGCACTAGGTGTAGAAACATCAGAAGACAAACTACTTAAACTTAACATGGCAATGATTGACGATGTTGCTAAAACTATCTCAACATTTATGGACGACTACCGCGGCATGAACGAAGAAGATCGTCCCAAGGTGTTGTTTGTAGTTGACTCGTTGGGTATGCTTATGTCACCAACTGAAGTTAATCAGTTTGAAGCAGGTGATATGAAAGGTGACATGGGTCGTAAGGCCAAAGCACTTAAAGCACTTGTAACTAATTGTGTTAACATGTTTGGTTCATACAATGTAGGTATGTGTGTAACTAACCACACGTATGCATCGCAAGATATGTTTGATCCAGATGATAAAATTTCAGGCGGTAGCGGCTTTGTGTATGCTTCTTCAATGGTTGTAGCAATGAAAAAACTAAAACTAAAAGAAGATGCAGACGGTAACAAAACTTCGCAAGTGCATGGTATTCGTGCA